CACAAATCTTGTCTATTGCGGCAAAAATGCGTAACTTTGCACTTTGAAACGATATGAAACGACGCAACAAAATCGTACACGTCGAGCTGAAAGCGACGCAGACGCATTACTACTTCAGCTCTCTGAAAGCCATCTTCAACACGCTCTCTCGTGATGAAGTCGGCTGCTCTTACAAGTATCTCACGACACTGAAGCTCTATGAAGACGGAAAGTGTTACGAGAACAAGCAATGTATCATTCGCATCGGCACGCTGCTGTCGATGCCTAATAAACAAAGCGTTTATAAAGCGATGAGCGACTATAAAGTGATGAGCGACGTTATTGCAGCTGTTGACGAACGTCCGAAATACACGATACCGATAACAAAACTTACATGACATGAAACGTGAAGACGCAATAAAGCTGTGCCGTTACTATCACGGCGAGAAAGAATGCCCACTCAAAGACGATACAGAAGTCACTCTGTGGTCTATTGAGCGAATGTGGGTTGATAATACAATCACAGAAAACGACACATCGTTCTTCAGTGAGATATTGACTGATTATCTCAACTTCGGTCTCAAAGACTTTCACAAGTTCGATGATGTACCCGTAACCCTCAAAGCATTTCTTCTAAACCGCTGCATGAAATATGATGAGCGCATTGACATAGACAAATTCAAAAAATTCTATGAACAATATTACTCATAATGTCTAAATATCAACGAAAGAGAGCGTCATCTATTTGACGCTCTCTTTGTTAGAAGTTGCATTTCGTGCCTGATGATGTATGTTCAAGAGTGTATGCTCGTGGGTTCTGCTCTAATACTTCCACGTCTATATACCATAAATCTTGTTTTGCATCATACTCTGCTTTTGTAATTCTCATTTTTACACCACGTTGCAAGATAATCTCATTCTCACTGTACTTTGACGGCGACGGTTTTCTTTTGCCGTCCCAACTTGGGCCAAATGAGCCGCATGATGAGAACGGTTCAGCATATACCATGCGTGTCCCTCTTGGGCAATAGATATTATAAATCACGTCTTTTCTACCCGTAGCGGTGAAACGAGTTTCTTTACATGAACCACATGAAAGAAAACTATCATCAACACCGATTTTGCCAACAAGCGCAGACGGGTTACTACGATATGCGGCTAACGACGGTATGCCAAAAGCATACTCAACTTCCCAACTCGCATCATCTCGTTTAATCCATACGTCATGCGGTACGCTGCATCTGTCTATTGCTTGTGTCATAGAGTTTATATGATGCTCTATTTCTGTGTCAGAGTGTTTCCAAGAATTTGAGTAATAGTGACCTCTAATTGCTCTTAATGGCTCCGTGATATATGCCGAGCCTGCTGTATAACCTGCGAATGCTCGCTTCTCTTCTCGTGTAGCTGTGGCATAGTATTGAACAGCATTATCAAAGAAGTAGTCATTTGCATCACCTGCCGTGATGTGCCATTTTGCTGCATCTTTTCTTGATTGACTATAAGCATCGTCAAGATTTTCTCCCAATGCAGCGAGTTTCATGCGCACGAGAGCGACATTCACGTTGCTCTTATTAAGCTCGCTCTGCAATTCAAGTAATTTAGCCACGAGTTTAGGTGCTTTCGCTTCAGATAGACGCTTATCGACAAGAGCTTTCGCACAGTCTATAAATTCATCATCTGTGAGAGCCTCACCGAGCTTCGTTGCTGAAATTGAACCTGCGGCTTTCTTTGCTGCACGTCTCGCTGCTGCTGTTTCGAGCTTGTTCTTCTTGGCTTTCAAATCTGCGAGCAGTATAGTCGCAGTCATTATATCTTTTGCTACGAGAGCAGCTTTCAGCTTGACGTAATCGTCTTTGAACTGCTGCGATTTCGTACTATGAGCAAATGATGAGAGAGCGTTGAACTCGACAGTCAAGTCTTGTATCTTTATCTCTGTGTTAACCTCTTGCAGACGCTTGAAGTATGCGTCTTGTGCGACTTTCCATGTCGAGTATTGCACTGCACCGGCTTTGTACTTGCCGGGGTCAGCCACAAACTTAATCTCAAATTCGAGCTTCTTCTTTTGCTCTGCAAGCGAGAGATGCGACCATGCAGCGAGCTTGTTCTGCACGGCTGAATGCACTGCTTGTAAGTCTGCGATGTTGAACTGCTGATGCCACTTGTGCGCATCGGGTATCAAGTCGGTGAGTGCTTGCTCTGCTTTCTTTTGAGCGAGAATGTCTTGTGCGAGCTTGCGTGTTGCTGCTTGCACTGATGCGTAGTTGAACTCATCGGCTGACATCAAGTCATCAAGCGCAGTAGCATCGACTTCGCCGTAGTCTTGTGCGAGTTTCGACACGTTGCTTGCAGCGAGCTTGATGTGTTCGAGCTTCTGCTTGACTTGTGCAGCAAGTAGCTTGATTTGCGCTGTGTCACGCTGCTGAATGGCTTGTGCGAGTGCTGACGTGTCGATGTGCGTGCCGTGAGCGAGCTGCGAGAGCTGCTCTGCTTGTGCGCTTGCAGTGTTGAACTCGTTGCGCTCTTGCCACCGCTGCTTGATGTCGGCAATCTTTTCGGGTGTGCGTGCAGCGTGCCGCTCTGCTGCCGTCTGCAATAACGTCGCTCTGCGCTCGAACTCTGCGGCGGCTGCATCATCGCCGGCTTCAGCGAGAGAGCGCAGCTTGTCGAGTGTCGCAGTAGTCTCTTTCGGCAAGAAACCGTCTTGCAGATACTGTTGCAGCTTGTCGATTTGTTCTGTCTGCTTCTCAAACAGCGTCGGCTCTGCTTTCGGGTTGAGTATGCGCTGCACGATGTCGTAGTTGTGGCGCACGAAGTATGGGTCTTGACCTACATCGTGCGAGAGCGCAATCTTGTCTGCGTTGTCGCTCACCCAATCTTTGAACGCTTGCGGATAGTCAGTGATGCGCTTGCCTCGTGGTGTGTACGTCTCGCCACGCAAGCGAGCTTGACGTGCTTTGCGCATCTCTGCTGCGTCCATGAGAATGGGTGTCACAAAGCAGAAGCATTGTGGGTGCCAACCCTCAAAGACAAACTCAATCGGGTAGTCGCCCTGCAAGTCATCGCAGATGTCTTCTTTCGGGTGCTGACGTGATAGCTGAATGCGCTGCCCAAGCACAAAGTCCATTTGCTGCCACCGCTCATTGTCGCTGCGACGATAGGCGATGTTGGTCTCTGTGCGTGTCAGTCGCATTGCGTTCTTTGCGCTCGACTTATAGACACCTGCGCCGGTGCGATAGCTGTCACGGTCGTAGTCAATCCACCCATAAGAGCCGTCATCTTTCTTGATGCGCTTCTTCCACTTGCGACCATAGACCGGCTCTTCGCCGATGACGTTGCCGTGTTCGTCTTTGATTTGCTTGACACCGGCTTTATAGCGAAAACGGCGAAACATCAAGTCCGGGTCATCAAGATACTGACGCACTCGACGTGACATCTGTTGCGCTGATGCTCCCTCACCGACCGAGACAGTGATTGCGACTTCCATTTCGTCACGCAGTTGCCGCACTGACTTCCACACTCTGTCAGAGAGATTGAGACCACGCTCGCTGCGAGCGATAAAAGCATTCATCGCACGCTCGTTGTGCGTCGTGTATGCGTCGAACATCGGGTCTTTAAGCACTTCACGACCGAAGCACGATTGAACGAGCTTGTCACACTCTTCGTTAGCTTGCTCCCATTCAAGCTCGATGCCCTGCTTGATAGCAGCTGTCGTGACTGCGTGCAGTTGCCGCAGCAGCGTCTCGACTTCTTGCTGCACTTTCTTGCTGTCGCCGTCAAACGAGTACATTATGCCGTTCTCAATGTCCGGCATACGCTTGTTCATCTCGCATATCTGATTGACAGTGTAGGCGAACAATCGTCGCACTTTCTCTGCATACGCTTCAGTGCGAGCGATGCGTGCGAGAGTGTGTTGCTGCGGTGTCTGCTTCTTTGCCATTTGTCACGCTTACTTGATTGTATTACTTCTTTGTTTTGTCGCTTTTCTTGTTCTGCGACTTGTTGTTGTCGTTGCTCTCATCGTCTTCGTCTGCATCATCGTCATCATCATCACGAGAGCTGCCGTCGCCGTATGACTGCGCACCTGCACCGGCGATGTCGCCGAAGATGCTCGCTTGCGTGCGCTGACGCTCTTCTGCTTCTTCTGCGAGACGCTCTTTCTCACGCTGCTTGTCAATGGGCAATGGGTTAAGCTCTATTGCGCCCTCTGTTGAGAGAATGCCTGCGTCAACCGCTTTCGAGATGTTGTTCAGGTCATCGGCGATGTCTTCACCGAACGGCTCTTGAAACTCGTGACCGATTACGAGCTGCTCACATTGTGCGTGCAGCGATGTGTCAAGCACGTTGCCGATGATTGACGTGAGCAGCGATGCGGTGCGGTCAAGCAGCTCATCATGCACTTCTTTGTGCTTGCTCGCTTTGATGTCGGCGAGCATCATCACTGTGCGCAATGCTTTTGCCGAGAGCTGCGAGATTGACTGCAAGCTGTCGAGCGAGATTTTCGGTGTGAACGACTTCGACAAGATTTGCTCTTGCAACCACTCAATCTCTTGCTTCTTGCTTTCGGGTGCGCTGTCCCATGTCAGATAACGAGCCGCTTTGTCAACTCCCTCGCTGTCGTTTGTGATAATGAGCTTGCCGTTGTCGTTCTTCTTCGGTATGCTCTTGATGACATCTGCACTCATTATGGCGATTGGGTCAGCGAAGTAGTCGTTGGTGTCTGCTGTGCGTGACGCAATCATCTCTTCACGCTCGATGAGACGCTCTACACCTTTCCACTCTTTGTCTTGCCAAAAGAGAATGACGGGTATCTTGCCGATGAAGTTCTGTTCGGGAACGACTTCCCAACCGATGCGCTTCTTTGAGCAGTGATAAATCATCTGCGCCGTGTAGATGTCAAGATGATACACGATGTCATCTTCAGTCTCACGCACATAGTAGCCCCATGCGAATGAAATCAAGTTCTCGAAGTTGTCCCAACGAGTGTAAATCTCATCGCCCTTGCTTGCTGCAAGCACTCTGATTTGCACATCGGGTTTGCCGTCATCATCGTGCTTGAAGCAGCGAAAGAGCATCGCACTCTCTGTCTCTGCGCCGGCGATACGCTTGCACTGACGTATCTTGCTGTTGAAGTGCGTGCGCTTAATGATGTCGAGAAACGCTGCGAATGCGTCATCTGTGTTGTCGCTCTGTTGCGTCCACTTGACCGGGCGACCGTAGAGAAACACAAGCGAAATCTCGTTGATATAGACTTGATACGGAATTGGCAGCTTGTGAACCGGCTCCGTGCCGGTGCGCTCGCCTTTCGTGTTGGTGATGATTTTGTCTTCACGCTTCATCACTTCGTGCTTACTCACATCGTAGTCACGCATCGCATCTTCGATGAGCGGCTGACGATGCACCATTTTCTGCTTCGCTGCGTCGATGTCACCGGCTGCGAGCAGTTCTTCAAACTCTTGATTGCGCCCAACGAGCGCATTCACATAGTTGCGAAAGTAGTCGATTAGAAACATAGTCGTATCGTTTTTTTTGTGTTGTTAAAGTCCGAACATTGATTTCGAGAGATTATCATAGTCGATGTCATCGTCATCGTCGTATAAGTCATTCACAGCATAACCGAGAATGTCAACGAACTCATCGTGCGGCATAGCAGGGAAACCGCACACTTCATCGAGAAAGTCATCATTCCACGAGCCTTGCACGATAAACACACGACCGCACTCAATGCGAGGTGACACGACACGCAGACGTGTCTCTTTGCTGTCGGTCGGTGTCGGTGTGCGCTTGACGTTGAGCGTTGAGATTTCACGCAGCATCTGCACGACGCTCTCGCCGTTGGCTTTCGGCTCAACGTGCAGCTTGCTCTCGCTGTCGCCGCCATGCGCAGCGATGTAGTCGGGTAGAAAGCGCAGCAAGTCGGGCATCTCTTTCCACACTCGTTGAGCGTTGTAGAGATAGATGTTCTTGCCGATGCGACACGCTGCGAGAATGCCCGATGGGTCGTTGTCGCTCGTTGGCTTCTTCTTGCCGTAAGCAGTATCGAGATAGAAGTGCATCGGCTCGTTGAAGCGCAGCGCAGTGAACTCTGCGAGCGAGATAGTCTGAAACCAATCACGCTTGACGATGTTGCCGCCCTCAATGACCGGGTGCTGCTGATAGAGTGCGTTGAACTCTCGTGGCGCACGCTCACGCTGCTTGTTGAGCTTGTTGATGTCGTGATGTGACGGCCACAGCGCATCACCAACTTTGCGCTCGCTGCGAAACGTGCCGTCATGCTCACGCTCACAGATAGCCGGTATCGAGAGAACAGTCCATTCTTGCGGCTCTGTCTTCAGCAGTCGCCCTGCTAAATCATCGTCGTGCCAACGTGTCATAATGAACAGTTGTCGTGAGTTGTTGTGCAGACGTGTTGTGAGAACTGTGTTGTACCAATCCCACACTTTCGCTCGATACGTCAAGCTGTACGCTTCCGCTGCATCTTTTACCGGGTCATCAATGATTGCGATGTCAACCGGTGTGCCGGTCAATGAGCCGCCGACACCGACGGCTTTGTAAAAGCCACGATGACCGACAGTCTCGAAGAGCGACACTTGCCGCAGATAGCCACGACTATCAATCTCTGTGTTCTTGCCTGCGAGAAATGTGTCCGGGAAGATGCGCTGATACTCTCTGCTGTCAATCGTGCGCTGTATCGAGCGAGAGAACTGCTCTGCGAGGTCAGCCGAGTATGAGCAGCCGGCAATCTTCAAGTCGGGGTTCTTGCCCAATGCCCAAGCAGGGAAGTTGCGAGACACAATCTCGCTCTTGCCGTGCTGCGGCGGCACGAAGACCATTAAGTTTTTTATCTTGCCTTCGAGCAGCATCTGACAGTAGTCTGCGATGAGCTTGTGAAACCATTCAAGCTCATACTTCGGGTTCACATAGCCGAGAAAGCACGAGAACGTCGTTGGTGCTTCGAGACGTAGCTTCGCTTGTCTCAACTGCATCAACCGCTCTCGTATCTCTATGTGTGAACGTCGTGCCATAGCTCGCTGTCAAAAGTGATGTCACAACTGCGTCACAACTCATCGTCTGCATCATCAAGCGAGCCGTCGGTGTGAGCTGCGCTGTCGAGCTTCTGCAAGCGTGCAATCTCTGCGTTGATTTCTTCAAGCGTCATGTTGTCTTCGCTCTTTGTTGTCTCATACTCCACACGGTCTTTGAGACCCAAGTCACGAGCGATGATGTTAGCGTTGTAGAGACCAATCACTGCGCCGTCGAACTTGCAGTCGTAGCAGTAACGCTCAATCTTTTCTTTGACCGTCAAGAAGAGTTTGCCGTGTCGCTTTGACGTGCCGAGCATTCGCCACCAACTCTCGCTCATACCGAGCCAACGAACCACAAAGTCATACACTTTCGGCGGTCTGTCGAAGCGTTCTTTGCGTGTCTGCGCTGTGCGACGTGAGTTGTCATCTGTTGCGCTGTGCTGTCTGTACTCTGTCTCACGTTCAAGCGGCGAGTTGCGCAAGCTCTCGACATACTCGCAGAACTCTTTGATGATGTCGTGCGGTGTGTACTTCGGCACTCTGCCGGTCGTGACGCTATCGAACAGACGCTTGATGTCGGGATAAATCTGTGCCATATTATCTGCTATTAAATCAATTATCTACCATTGTGTTTTATATATATTATCTTGTGCTGTGACGAAGATAATTATACTGTTATACTATCATTGTGCTTAAACTGCGAGCGGTCAATCTTGCGCCAATCGGCATCGTCTTTCGGGTATGGCTTTCGCATCGGCTCAATCTGTCTGCGCATCTTCTTGTCGAGCGGCATGAGATATTTTCTCTTACCTTTCGTGATGTACGGTTTTGCGTTAGCGTCATAGTATTTTTGTAGGAACTGCAAACGTGTAAGTCCTTGTAACCCCCCCCTATTACGCACCCAATCGCTTATGATGCGACCGTGATAACGCTTGCCGTGTATAATCCAAGAACTGTCATGTTCGTTCTGCATCATCGTGCCGACGTAGAGCCAATTCGTCGCTTGATAGATAGTGCCGAGATGATTTTGGTCGCAGTCGGCATACGAGACCACTAACCGGCATAATGGGCAGTCACGGCGCAGAGCTTTCAGAGCCATAGAGACGCACTGCGATGTGCATGACTGCTTGCCATTGAGAGCGACACGCACAAGCTCGAAGACCTGACCTTGCTTCAGATTGTACTCGTTGCCGATGTAGTTGTTCGCTCCACTGCCGAACAGAACGACACCGCACCATTCGTCGTTGTCGTTATAGACGTTGTAGCCGAGCGTGTTCACCGGCACAGCTTTCGCATAGTGAAAGTGCAGACACGCATATCGCACAGCTTTCGGTGATGCTTTTGTCAGTCTCATAACTCGCCACCGCTGTAAGAGACAGCGCAGCCGTATTCATCGGCGAGCATCTGCTCTTGCTCTTTGATAAACTTCTTCAGCATCACTTCACTGCTGAACGTGAGTTTCGCAGTGAACGGCTTGTTTCTATCGTCACCGTCAAGCTCATCTTCTGACGGCTCATCTTCGAGAATGTCGAAATTCAAGTCAAGACCCCAACTTTTCAAATCGTCGCTGTCCCAATTGTTTGCGAGCAAGTCGAAGTCCCACTTGCCGAAGCTGCTGTTGTGCAGTGCGATGTACGCTTTGAGCGTTTCGATGTCTGTGTCGCTGTCTATCACGTCGCATGGTGCGAGTTTCTCGCCGATGTCATTGAGAGCGTGATAGCGCATATTGCCGCCGATGATGATGTAGTTCTCATCGTCGAGCGGAAACACGAGCAGCGTGCAATGTTTCAGCAGCTTCGGGTATTTCTGCAAGTTCTGCTTCAGCAGCTCGAACTTTTCAACGTCAATCTCTCGTGGGTTCTTCGGCAGACCGTCGAGCTGACCTTCGTTCGGCTGCAATCTCGCAAGTTCTATCATCTTGCGAGTTGTGTCTTTTAGAAAATCTATATCAAACATGATGACATAACTTGTGTAATTTACGGCAAAGGTATAAAAAATTAGTGCGCAATACGCACTAATTGTTAGTAAAAAAATAAGACTTGTTATTAAGTCGCTGTCACTGCCCGATGTATGCGCCCCACAGATAGCTGTTGACTGTGGTTTTGAACTCATCGAGCGAGCGGCAGATGACATACTTATAGCCTTGCGCTTCGACAGCTTTCTGCCACGCTTTCTGCGTGTCTTGCTGTCTGCCTTTCGCAGTCTTCATCTCGATGCACAGAGCGTGGCAGTCACGATGAGCGACAAAGAGAATGAGGTCTGCGACACCTGCGACCACACCTTCGGCTTTGAGAATGCGCCCGGTCGCTGCGTTGCGTGCGCCGCCGTTAGGCACTGCGAACAGCAGTCTGTCGAGCTGCGGATAGTTCTTGCGAAACCAATCGACGCAATCAATCTGAAGCGAGCTTTCCTCGTGCCGTGGGTGTTTAGAACGGCACTTCGTCTTCGACTTGATTGCTCGCTGCCGTGAAAGCTCCCGAAGCTGCTGCACCGTCATTCGTGCCGGTGTCGCTGCGCTTGTCGAGCAGTTGCAGTCTGTCTGCGATGATTTCTGTGACATAGTGTTTGACGTTATTGTTATCGAGATAATTTCGTGTGCGCAAGCGACCTTGTATGAGTATGCACGAGCCTTTGTGCAAAAATTTCGATGCGACTTCTGCGAGCTTGCTCCAAGTGACGATGTTGTGCCACTCTGTCTGCTCGTTGCCGTTGCCGATGCGCTCTGTCGTTGCGACGCTAAATGTTGTCAGCAGATGTCCGTTCTGCGTTGTCGTTGACTTCGGCTCTGCACCGACATAGCCGACAACTGTCGCTTGATTGAATGATACTGCCATAGAAGTTATTTTGTACTGTGTTATGTTACTACGATGCTATTATATTATACTACTAATATCTGAAGTCGGTGAAATGAATGATTACACCGTGAATGACGTTGCGCTCTGCTCGTGTCGCCGGTGGAAAGAACCACGCTTTGAAGTCTTCGAGCGAGAGACCGTCATTCGCTGCGAGCTGCACGATGTCGTTGTGAGCCATGCCGTCGATGTAGCAGCTCAACTCATCGGTCTTGTTGTCGTAGATGAGCGTGATGCGCTGATAGCCGACGTGCTTGCGTATCTCATAGATTTCGACTTGATGCGAGCGATACGGCTTGTCTTTCCATTGTCGCACGCTCAAATAAAAGTCACCTTTGTTGATTTTGTCGATGTTGTGCGCCCAACGGTCAAAGTTCTTGCGTATCGTGTGCAGCTTGCGCTTGCCATGACGATTGCAGA